TGACAGTGTACATTTGAGTGAAAGTATGTTATAATAATATAGTTACCCGGCGGGATAGAGGTATACTATTTTTTCTTAATAGTAGTAGATTTTTTCTTAGGAGGAGATTTCTTTTTCTTCTTAATAGGACCACCAACTAGTTTAATACCCATTGACTTTAATGTATGTTCAGTCCATATCTCAAAGGTCCAACCACGATCTTCAGCATAGTTACGAGCAGCATCCCATTTATCGGTATTCTTTATATATGTTGTTACTTCAGTAATGTACTTCTTCGTCTGCCGCGACGGCTGTTTCGGCGGTTTTGTTTCTTTATCTGGCTTGATCTCGACTAATATAACATGCCCTGATTCCATCTTAATAAGTAGATCCACATAATATCTATGTAACTTCTTATCTACTTTCCATCTATATGGCACTACTACTTCTTCTGAGTTCCAAGCAACTACTTTCGGATTTGCTTCACACCACTTAAATGCTTGTCTTTCCCATAGCGAGCGATACTTGACCTTCGACGGATCTCCAGCATATTTTTCTGGTTTTTTAATTTTATAATTTCCGGAGTAAGCCATAACATTATTTATAGGCATAAAAAAAAGGACCCCGAAGGATCCTTTTAAGTTGTTACATCATAATGGTATGGTTCCAATGTTAGACGCAAAGCCCATACTTCTTATTAATCTGTAGGTTTTACTACAGTGTTCTTTTAACTCTCTTGAGCTAGCTTAGCAAAGTAAGACAGAGTATCATCTTCCTCAGCTTCAGCAGTATTACCTACCGGAGCAGATTCAGCAGCCATGACTGGTTCAGCAACTGATTGAGCTACTACAGGTTCTGCTGCAATAGGACCAGCTTCTACACCCAATACCTTATTGAACTTAGCTTTCAATTCAGCATATGACTTGTAGTTTTCAGCCTTAGTGAAGTCTGCAAGGGAATGAACCTTAGCATATACTTCTTCTAGCTTTTCTTCGTCTGAGTTATACAGAGCTGCTTGACTACCAAACTCTGACTTGTCGTAGTTAACCCAACCTTCAACCTTACGAATCTTAATCTTAAAGTCAGCACCTTCCCAGAAATCATAAGGGTTGACAGGATCTTCATCTTGGAATTGAGGTTGCATTACATCCATAATCTTATCAAAGATCTTCTTACCAAACTTATAAAGGAATACTTTACCTTCATTCTCTGGGTTAGAAGGATCCGAGATAACAAGGATATTTGAAACATAATGTAAACGACGCTTACGTTCACGAGCAAGTGCTTTATCTTCATCTCGACCACTATTCCATAGAATGGTGTTTGCTTCTGAAACTGGATCATCCTGTCCAATAGAAGTCAATGAGTTTTCGATATACCACATACCGGTTGGACCTTGAAAACCATGATCCCAATAACGAGCCCACGGTAGATCTTCACCTTCCTTGGGTGGAAGGAATCGAACTACTGCATAACCATTACCAGCTTTATCGCGTGAAGGTTTCCAAAAACGGTCATCACCGTATGATTTTGTTTCTGCTTTTTGAGATACAGCTTCTGCTGCTTGAACGAGTTTGTCAATGGACGAGCCACGACTAGATTTTAAATTACTTAAAGACATTTTATTTTTTCTCCGTTGTATTAATTGTATTGTCTGAATTATCCACTTTGTACATAATATAAATTATATTATAACACACTATCATTAATTTGTAAAGGCTTTTGTTACGATCTTAATCATTTTATTTCGGTCAATCGAAACGTATGGATCGTACTTATGAACTTTACGTGAGATATCAGGCCACATGATAGTCTCTGTTATTTGTTTATCTGCTTTATTCATAAACCCTGTGAGCTTATGAAGTATGACCACAGTTTCTAAACAAATTTCTTCTTGCATAAATGCTTTAATAACTACTGGGTATTCGTTATCTTGACATTCTAGCAATTCATCAAATGAGTTGACCAATGATGATAGTTTATTTATATCGTTTTTAAACCTATAAGATAACGATTCATGGACCTTAATCATATCATTATAGTTAGCTTCACCATCAGGACCTAGCATATCACCAACATACTTTACGTCCTTAATGAAGTTAGACACATAATACTTAACAAGATCTTTACCGTATGTCTTACCCAACTTAGCAAAGAAATACTTGTCTCTTCGTTTAAAGAAAGATTGAGGATTCACCCGAGTCTTATAATGGTACTTCACTGCATTATACCCATCTGTTTCAAAATGTAGCTTTAATGCGTTATAAAGTTTATAAGACTCGAATGGATCCATTTTACTTAAGACAAGACTCATATAATGCTTCCAAGTCTTCCATTTCGCCAGTCACTTGAGCAAGTGTTTGCTTATGATATACTCGAGCCAACTTATTCAGATATTTCTTATCGATATCAACTTTATCATTAAGAGCTTCAATAGCGTCTTTAATATAAGCTTTCTCTGAATCGATTCGAACCATTGAATTAGAAATTTCAGTCATTGCATCTTTAATGGTCTTACGATCGTTTGGTGATGATGGAATAATAATACTCATTTTTGTTTCCTTTATAGTTTAATTTAATTTTATTACAGTGGCAATTTGTTGCCAGTTTCTACTTTGATTAATTTTAACTCTGATGCTTCTACTTCTAACTTTTGTCTAATGGATTCTGATAACAGCCGCTTTACGTTTGTATAGTCCATCATTCTTTCTTCAGCTAAGTATGTAATGGCATCAATATAACTTAACCGTTTTGTCATGACAATTGATTCGACTGCAGCAGAGAATCTTTTCTTTGTCATTATTTTAAAGTCTTCTAATTCACTCAATTCATGACCCTCAGTAATATACAATCCTTATTAATTCGACCAGCTGGTACACTGACCTTCGTAGTAAGACCTTTAAAGACATTATCAATTTGTTTCTGTGTCTTCTTTAGAATCTCTGGTAGTACATCATCCGGCTTTCGAAGCCCACATGATCTACTTAATGTAGCATCAAAGTTCTTTAATGTCGAACCTTGCACCATGAACCCCGCAGAGTTGTCTGTAACGAACTCTGTAAGCCTCTTCTGTTTAACATTATAAACATATAGGACCCTCGCACCTGGGATCTGAAGAGGACTGATAGACGCTAACTTACTACCAATATCTTCCTTCAGATAATTAAGCTTGGACACTTGTTTATCTGAAGACTTTGGCTTAATAGCACGAGTCTTACGTACTGCTTTATTTGCCATTTGAGCTTTTTCAATATCAGATAAAACAGTATCTAATTGCTTAATTGCTTTCTTTAACTGAGGTCTTGTCCAATGAGAATATGCTTCAACAGCTTGTTCACACTCTTTATTATATGATTCATTTAATTCATTATACAATGGTTGTATTTGATCAGCAAACATTTTAACGCCTGGACCTTTAATACCATGTCGTTTAATTGCATTGAATGCATCAAACTTTGAAGTAAAATCCTTATCAAGCCAAGGATCAACTACAGCTTCATCGAATTCAGCATAGAGTGTTTCCATCATTTTAGTACGCATACGATCTTGAATCGATACAATCACTTTAGGTTCAGCTGTATCTTCTACAACTTCTTCTTCAACGATTTGCTTACCCTCTTCAATTAGACCGTTTATATGAGCAACAATAAGATTACGTTCCCTATCGTTATAATTAAACCCAGTGAAGTGAATGGCTGTCAGCTTTGATACTGGTAAGAAACGACCATCTTTAAGCTTCTTAAGATTCTTTAAGTCATCTTTATCGAGCTGAAGATATTCCTTAGCATAACGAATTGCCTCACCCTTAAAATCCTTCGGGCTAAGCTTATAGTTAAACCAGTTCGCAGCTTTACTCCACTTAGCCCAATATCCAATTTCATCTTTTGGTGTAGTAGCCTCTGTGTAAACTGGCATTGGACCAAGGTGTTGGCTTTCGATGGAAGTACGATTACTTCTACCTTTAGCTCGTTGCTTTTCTAGTGCTGCTGACGCCATAAATTCTCTCCTCTAATAATAACTATATTATAACACATTTTTAACAGCATGTAAACAGTTATTTTCCTATGTGCTTAATATCGCTTTTAGGAACTACTTGATATGCACCTTTATTGAATGCAATTGATACAGTATACTGTGCAGAGATTTCTTTCTTATAAGAATCATCTTGTACAGTTTCTACCGGTGGTGTGAGAGGAGCAGACTTATATTCCTGTCTATCCCCACGTAATGCATGTACTGACGTTACACTTAATTCCATCGGTTGAAATTCTGGTTTGTACTTCTTGGGCTTATTTAATGCCTTTGATTTACGTTTGCGCCCATGCATATCATAGCGCAAAGAATTAGTATACATCATTAATAGTCATCCTGCATTGACTGATAGTTTTCGTACATTGTAGAACCTTTGATAAAGTCATCAACTTCTCTATCTGAGTAATACATATTTTGTTCTGAGAAAGCATCAAGATTCTTTGGTGCGTGCTGACCAGCTTTCTTTACAGACTTAGTAAGAGCACGAGTATCTTGTAGAGCAATACGATCTTGAAGCTTTGTTTTTTTCTGAACGTTTTTATGAGCCTTTTTGATCATACGTAAACGTTGTGCTTGAGTAAGCGGTTTTGATTCTTTCATAATATAATCCTACTGTATGTTAGCTAACATAATTGTTTTGATATCTTCTGCATTCCAACGCGTTGGCATTTGTTGCGAAACAAACTCAGCAGCTTCATGAAGTTCTTCGAAGTTATTTGAAGCACCATTAACTACGACAGTATAGATATAATCTAGTGCATCATAAGCTACAGTGCTTTCGACTTCAGTGACTTTAAACGTAATGTAATCTGTAAAGTGAAGCATAATATAGATCCTGTATTATCAATTTATATGGCTATTATACCATGAGTATACGTGAATGTACACTATTATTTGAAATTTCTTTTATAAATATCCAACGCAAAGATTGCTGCTGCACAACTCATGGGTCCACCAACAAGGGCGAACATTACAAAATATGCTAAACTTGGTTCTGCCATATTCTTATCCTTCGGTTAAAAAGCTTTCGTACTCACCGGGCATCATACCGGTGATGAGGAACTCGCGCTGATCAGCATCGAGAGTAGGAAAAACATCCTGGACGAGAGTGTTTGTATTCTCGTATATATCCAGTTGTTTTTGTGTCACGGGTAAATCCATGACGTTTACCATGTTGGTCATCTTATTCAGTTTATATACTAACATAATATAGTCCTTATTCTTCTTCAATAGTTACTTTGTAAGTTTTTCCGTTTTCATCCATCACTTTAATAGTGCGCTTAAGTGATAGTAAGTATCCTTCGTCTTCATCCAAATCCATATATGGACCTTGGATATCGTGTATAAGAGACTCTTTAGCAGCGCTATCGCTGATCAATGCATTTTTAATTTTATCTGAAATATAATCATTATATACTGGGTTCATACTAAGTTTGCGCTCCAAAATTTCGCTGCTAATTTCTCTTCTAATTTGTGTGCTTCTTTTTCCCAAGGTAGATCCATATAGTCTACAGTATCATCATTAACATGGGCTGACTTCCATCGTATTCCCTTAGGATTGACAGTAGTATCTAATTGGCCTCTTGCGAACTGTCTAACATGAACCATTTCATGAAGTACCGTGCGAACAATCATGCTGATGTTCATGGTCTTATTTACTTCAATAATGAAACTTCTCATTGGCTTATTGCGACCAGAGTTCTCAGTCTCAGCGACTGAACATAAACCATAACTGCCCTCACCTAAGTTTTTAAAGGCAATGTCTATGTCCAAACTGCTTAACCGAGTAAGACCAAGCTCCATCATAGCAAATACCGCTGCGGTAGTAGCTATATCACGGTTTGCTTTAGTTGATCCAGTAAGGTTGAGAAGCATTTTTGAAGTCCTGTTTAATTAATTTATGTAGCTATTATACCAAGATTTTTAACGAATGTACACTGTTATTTTCATTTTTTTTAGATTCTTTTGATATAAGCTTATTACTTTTTGTTATATCATCTTCAGTAACAATGATTGTTTGCTGGAATCGGTTAGGGAGTCTCTTTGCACCAGTAGCTCTTCTAACAGCGGTCCTTCTCATTCTTTTCTCCTTTGATTAATTTATATGGGTATTATAAGCTATTCTGCGACTAATGTACACCCTAAAGCGTGACTATATAGTCATTTGTGGTCTTCTTTCAACATGCGTAAAAAAACCGCCGGAGGGCGGTCTTTTGTTTACTTTAGAGGATTGCTAAGGTAATCCATTCCATCCCAGAGTTCTTGTATTTCTCTCTGCATCTTAGAAACTTTACCTTCAAACTTTTCAATATCTTTGACGGATACTTCA